ACCTTTGGTCTTTCCACAAATTATTCATAAGATTGCAACAAGTTATAATCAAGCAGAGGTCTTAATTGAAGTAAATGATATTGGTGGTCAAGTAGCAGACACAATGCAATACGATTTAGAATATGATAATTTAATTATGGTTAATCAACGAGGTCGATCAGGACAGATTGCAGGTACAGGTTTTAGTGGTAAGCAATCACAATTAGGTTTACGAACAACAAAGGCAACAAAGAAAATAGGATGTTCTAATTTAAAAGCATTAATTGAACATGATAAAATGATAATACAAGATTTTGATATCATTGCAGAATTATCAACTTACATTTTAAAAGGTAAAGACAAATACGAAGCAGAAGAAGGGTCTAATGATGATTTAGTAACGTGTTTAGTTATGTTTGCG